CACAGGGACAATTCAACCCAGCGGCGCCATTAATGGGATCTTCTTCGGGATTCTCTTCGGAGTCGTCTCGTATGGTTCCATCGCAACGATCGAATCAGAATCGATTTTCGGGTGGACCTGGTAGAATGTAGTTCAGGGAACTCAGGGAACTCAGGGAACTCAGGGAACTCAGGGAACTCAGGGAACCTACGGTTCCCCGAACCCCTCCCTTTCTGGGAGATAAATTTTTTATACAAACGAGAATGACTTATAAAAATCTTTTATACAAACGAGAATGACTTATAAAAATCTTTTATACAAACGAGAATAAAAGATTTATCACCCAGAAAGGGAGGGGTTCGGGGAACCGTAGGTTCCCTGATTAGAATAAACTCGCCCCCTTGAGATTATCAGAGACAGGTTTAAACGAAGACTCTATCACTGCAATAGGAGCACTCATTCCAATCGGTGCATACTCATCCACCATATCTTCTTCTAAAGTTTCCTTTTGTTTGGGATTCAATGATTGCATTTCAGCAGCGCGGGTTTCTTCTGATGGAGTGTTTTGTATATATGCAACTTGTCCACTTGTTTCCGGATCCATCACTTTCACCTCACCGTCAAATATCATCTTGTTTAGTGGGTTCATTTTTGTGTCATTGCTTACACTGCTACGACGAATCAATTCGTAGCCTACAAAGATGTATAAAATTGCTAAAATTGGGTTTGAATAAAGAAACAAATAAATGGTAATGAGAATTATAACAACCATACCTAAAGGCGATTCAATGTAAGGAGCGACCATTACAGGCGTCTTTATAGGAAAAATTAAATATACCACAAACAATACAAAAAGTAATATCTCAGAACTCTGAATTGATTTTAAGAGGTTCGGAATCTTCATTTATATATATTCCCATTATAATTTCAGGGAACCTGCGGTTCCCCGAACCCCTCCCTTTCTGGGCATGTAATATTATAATTTTATTAAACGAAATACTCTACAACTTTACACGCCCAGAAAGGGAGGGGTTCGGGGAACCGTAGGTTCCCTGAGTAGGTTCCCTGAGTTCCCTGACCTGAAATAAAATTGAAATAAAACATACTAAATAGACCGCGCTAAATAGTAGAAGAAAATCATGAAGAAACGTCTCCCTCAAAAAAAACAACCGTTGGTTCTAACAGGCGACTATAAGGAACGTGTCCGACAATCCTCTTATCTTGGAAAAAAAGGATATACGATCAAGAAGGAAACTCTATCCAAAGAGGACATCGAATTCTTACACACCGATCTCTTTGTAAAACCGGAAACATTTGGTCCTAAATATGGGAAACCAGGCGAGCAAGACGAAGTCGCATTTCCCGTATACAAAGAAAACGAAAAGAAAATCTATGTTCCAAGATTCTACGGAATCCAGAGATATGGACTACCCGATCAATCGGAAATTTCAGCAGGAGAAGCTATTTCCGTAGATTTCGTTAAACCTCTTCGAGATTACCAAGATAAAATTGTGGATGTCTACATGAAACACGTAAATGCTCCGATTTCTGTTGAATCTGAGAATCTTGGACATGGAGGAATATTGGAGGTCCCATGTGGACGCGGAAAGTGTCTAGGTAAAGACACGCCTGTCCTTATGTACAACGGCACAATTAAATTAGTCCAAGAAATCCGCGTGGGGGATACAATTATGGGCGATGATTCTACAAAACGAACGGTTTTATCATTGGCACGCGGAATGGAACTGATGTATCGAGTAAAAACTGACGCCGAAGAATACATAGTAAACCAAAGTCATATTCTATCGCTAAAATTTCCCAATGGACAAGCGCCCTTGGATATATCGGTTTTCGATTATTTGCGATTGAATAAAACTGAGCCTGAAAATGGCCTAAAAGGATACAGAGTCCCCATCAGTTTTCCAGACGTTAGAACAAATTCGGATCCCTATTTATTTGCGAAAACAGTAAAAGACAACATTCCCATTGAATATAAATGTAATTCTCGCGAAAAACGATTATCGCTGCTCGCCGGAATTATTGACGCGCACGGGCATTTGATTTACGATCGCTATGAAATTTTGCATGACCAAGAATCGATGGTAGACGATATTATTTATGTAGCGCGTAGTCTTGGATTCTATGTTGTCAAGAATTTGCCGGATTCTTGTAACGTAGATGACAATTTTGTCATTGCAATTCGAGGTAAAATAAGCGAAATTCCCGTAAAAAATGGAAATAAATCCAAGACATATTTGGATTATACGCCTGAAAATCCACTAACGTATCAAATCACGGTGGAGAAGATAGACCACGATGAATATTTTGGATTCGAAATCGACGGAAATCGCAGATTCGTTCTTGGAGATTTTACGGTGACACATAACACTGTGATGGCGCTAAAGATCATCTCTCTTCTGAAAAAGAAGACCCTTATTATCGTTCATAAAGAATTCCTCATGAATCAATGGATCGAACGCGCCGCTGAATTCATTCCCTCTGCCAAAATCGGTAAAATTCAAGGGCCCGTTTTCGATGTAGAAGGAAAAGACATCGTTATTGGAATGTTACAAACGTTATATGATCGCGATTTCCCAGAGAACGCGTTTGAATGCTTTGGTCTAACTATTATAGACGAGGTTCACCGAATTGGAAGCGAGCAATTTTCCAAGACGTTGCTGCGCGTTATTACACCAAACATGTTGGGCATTTCGGCAACGGTTGACCGAAAAGACGGTTTGACGCGCATTTTGCACATGTTCATTGGTGATAAGATTTATTCCGAAGAGCGAAAAGACGATGATCCGGTATGCGTTCGTGCTATCGAATATATTACCGGGGATCAAGATTTCTCGGAAACCGAATACGATTTTCGCGGTAATGTAAAACATAGTACGATGATTAGTAAGATATGCGCGTTTGGTCCAAGAAGCGATTTTGTTGTGCGCGTTTTACAAGATTTGATCAAAGAAAATGCGGGGAAACAAATCATGGTTCTATGTCACAATCGATCCTTGCTGACGTATTTATATACGGCGATTTTGCATCGAGGATTTGCGACGACTGGATATTACGTGGGCGGGATGAAACAAGTTGATCTACAAGCAACGGAACTGAAACAGATTGTTTTGGCGACTTACGCGATGGCAGCGGAAGCCTTGGATATTAAAAGTCTATCGACCTTGGTGATGGTGACGCCCAAAACGGATATTATTCAGTCGGTGGGTAGAATTTTGCGCGTGAAGCATGAAAACCCAATTATCGTGGACATCGTGGACAAACATGATTCTTTCCAGAATCAGTGGAAGAAACGCAAGACATTTTATAGAAAGTGTAATTATCGTATAGTATCCATAGATAGTGTGCGATATAAGGGAATGGCGATAGATGCTTCTTGGAAAACGTTATATGAACCCAAGTTGGGCACCGGTCAATTGGACGAAGAAACACGAAGTAAATGTTTGATACAGACAGATACATTAGAGTTTATCGAGGAGAATTAAAACGGTTATTTGTACCGTCTGCTTCTTCTTCTTCTATTTTTTCTCGATTTTTTAGAACGCCGCATTTTTCGCCTAGATCCTCCGCGAAGAAGACCGGGAATAGCTGTGGATACAGGACTGGGGACTGCGGATTCAAATTGAGAAATGTCTTTTACGCCGGTCCATAAATTTGCGGGTAAAATGGGTTTATCAAAACTGGAAAGAGGCATTGCGCCTGACATTTATATTATATCGATATTTTATTTTCGTTTCCACACTTCGAAAAAATTATTATAACAAGGTCCCCAACCTCCAACCTCTACATACTCTCTATCAAAACCGTTCTTTAACATCACGCCATCTATATACTCTTTATGTGATAAATCAAAATAATCATTTTCCATAACGATTAGATGAATCGTTTTTAAAATTTCGGGCATATCTTTCAAGATATAATAGAACGCCCCTTCGCAATCTAAAACTAAAGTATCAAACCCAATATTATATTTTGCATTCAATTGATCCAGTGTAATTGTATTTACCCATTTATGCCCATCTAAAAGAACATCGCTTTCTTTTGTGATCCAGTCGCGTTGTATTAATTTTCTCTTGGATAGAGCAGAATTTTCGATATGGAAACTGAAATTATTCAAATCCCTATTTTCTCTTAATTGGTTCGCTATGTCCGCATCGCTTTCGAGAGTTACAAAATTATTAACGTCCGATAAAACACTCGCTATAACCAAAGAATTACGACCAGTGTTACTACCTATTTCCAATACTTTTTCGTTTCCTGTAAAATATCTGAGAACCATTTTTTGCTCGGGCAATTCGTCGTTTAAAGAACCATGATTGAATTTCAGATTGGCATGTATCTTTTCAAGCCTATTATTTATATCAGAATCATTCGTCGTAGTAATGGATTGGTCTAATGTTTTTATTTTTATAGTTACTCCAATGGGATATTCGGATATAGAATAATCGTCGCTCAAAATAATTATTTTTTTAGCTATTCCGCAACAAGGATCGGTGAAAAAATGAGCTCGACCTTCGTCATTCGAAGGAATCGTAATAATGTTGTTTTTTTCGATAGCAAAACATTTATCGGTCACGTCAATGAATTTACTAAAAGCGCCATAAAATATTTTCATAATAATAATATTTTATAAATAAAATTGCGTTATTCTACGCGACTTTGCGATACATCGTTCAAATAATAAAGTATCATGCATTTCGTAAAACAAATAAAAAAATTCATAAATACTTTGAAATGATCACACCTATTGTCACGTCTTAAATATAGTATCATATAAAACAAATAACAATATTGAATTCCTGCACCCGAAAATAAAATAAAATATACATTTTCCGGGGTCGTTATGTATATTTGCGATGCCGCATAAGTGTAAAATCCAATTTGATATGACACATTGCCAATATTATTTTTACATATTGACAAATTCGGACAATAATTGGAAATCAGCATTGAACCGGACACGACCGAATGAAAATAAAACCCATTTAAAAATGAATATAAAACCGGAACAAAAATAAACGCCTTGGATAGTCTCGTAAAAAAATCGAGTTTATTATCAAAAAAATCGAAATAATCGGAATAAGGACCGTCTTTTACATAATCTGATTCGTACTTTGCCGAATCTGATTCGTCGGATGAAGACACATATTCCACATTCAATCTTGGACTTCTACGCAATCTAATTTCAGATGACATTATGCAATATAATGCGACGCAGGCTTTATGTTTTTATAAAAATTATTTTATGAGCCGACCGATATGAATGATCTTTTCATCCGATCTTGTTAGGCGCAAAGGCACCCATCGTTTGAACTTGGAATGAAATTTACATTCCATATGAACCATCTTTTTCAAATCTACGTATTTATCCATGCGCATGTCTTGGAAATCGTCCTCGTCGTCGCTCTCTTCGATATAATCCAAGTTCTTATTTTCTTTGATCTTACGAAAGATTCCATTCATAAAAACGCTGACTCTATAATTCGGTATATATGCAACTCCGTAATATTCCCTTTTGCTGTTTTGTCCGAATGCATAAAGGTGGTAAATATCAAATTGAATGTCAGCTTTTACTTCGAATATTGTGGGGAATTTATATTGAGGTTTTGCAAAATCATACACAGGAACCTTAGGGAAAATCATAAACGAAAGAAGTTCGTCAGATTTATCTATCGTTGTTTGTGAACTCAGTTTTTTGGTCATAGAAACATTAAGATAAGGAGAAATCGTATTCAAAGATCGGTATTGTAAATGATGAATCGAATATGGAATCTTATTGGTCCATTCGACGGGAACGAAAGAATCTTCGGCGTCCATTTTTTTCCATAGAATAGGTAAAAACACGGGAATATCGATATCTAAATCTTGAGAATAAAGCTTAAAATAATCGTCTATAAATCCTAGCCTTTCTCCAAACGAAACGGTTTTGAGAGAAATACCTTGATAATAAAATATATCTTCGATCAAGAAATATGTACCGGCATTTTCTTGCTCCCATAGAGTTCCATAAAATAGAGTATTTAAAGCTAGTTTTACAGGAATATTCTTTCCTATAATACGAACATTGCCAATTTTTTTATCTCGCCCGATTTCCATCAAATAGCACACGTCTTCCCCCTGTAAAAAGGAAAACCAGATGAAACATTTTTTTCCAGGTGGTATTGCTAAACAAATATCGTATGTATTGGAAACTTTCTTATGTGCCATTGTTTCATAGGAAAGTTCGATGGGTGGAAATCTGCGAATAATATCGTGCTTTTGATTTTGCGAAAAGTCGCTCGACATGTCTCTTTATATATATCAAAATTCATTTATATCATTTTGATATATCATTTTCGAATGAACGCAGTGAGGCAAATGAGAGAATCAAAATAAATTTTTGTTTATTGATGTCGGTAATCCATGACCAAACATAATCATATACGCTAATATCAAGGCGGCGAGCAAAATGCTTCTATCTTCAGCAACGGTCTGTTTTTGACCAAGTGCATAAATCATATAAAGGTATAATAAAACTCCAATTATTACAGCGTGAACGAACATCATTAGAGCGCTTTCCATTTTATATATTTACTGAGGAGAAATTTGTCGTTGAATAAAATCGGCTAAATCTTCGTTCATAGATCTCAATTCTTTCTCGGAGAGATCGTTTTTCTTAGAATTATCGTTCTCTTTCAAAGCCCGTTCTGCTTGTTGCATAATTTCCTGTTTTTCTTTTTGATTTGTTTCGTGCATTTCGTCCATGATCGATTTATATTTTTGAACATGAAACCCCACTACGTCTTTTGTTTTTTTTGTGGTATACGAATCTTGTAAAAAACTTACTAAATTATGCACTAAAAATATAATTACAATAGATACGATTATATTTTGTAATATCCATGTCCACATTTTATATGAAAAGGAGAGTTTCTTTTCATATACAGAACGTGAATTATTTACACGATTGCACAAAGGCGCAATAATGTTTAACGGTGGTTGCGCGATCTGCGTGAATTATAGTATTTGTAATTACGCAGAGTTCTACGTCCTCCTACTACTTTATTATTTGGAATGGGATTGGGTCCACCTTCGCCATTATATGACGGTTGTTCTTCGGGTGGAATTTGCTCACTTGGAGGAGAAGCCGCTTCTCCAGTTGCCGATGTTTCTGGACTGGGAGGTTCCGATACTAGACCCGAGTCCATAGAGGGTTCTCCCTGAGAAGCTTGACCTTCTTCCGGAGCCATTTCGCCTTCTTCTTGGGGAGCCATTTCGCCTTCTTCTT